ATGGTAATAGTGCGCCTTATGAGGATAATTTTTACTGTTTATATAATAATAATCTATAACAACGATATGAGCAAGATAGACTTTCAGCATTTCAAAATTTACGCATCCATCAGCCACAAGGCATCGCATACGGTGGACGCAAGAGAGAACTTTGCCGACATGATTTACAACAACGTGAATGGCATCAAGGCTCACGCACTCGCCCTAAAGATATACAATGGCGAGGGTAGTGTCGAATATACCGACGAGGAGGTAAGCCTTATGGGCACGGTGGCAGAACGTCTGTGTGTGCCCGGCTTTATCGACGGGCTTAGAGAACAGTTGAACAATAATCAAAACAACGGATGATATGACAGAAGAAGAGAAAAAGGAACTGGTCCAGGATGTGGTGAATCAGATAAAGACTGACAGCCAGAGTGTGGACGAGCTGGAAGCTGTGAGCACGCTGGACGGTGTGGTGAGCCTCCCGGCCATGAGAGGCGAGACGGTGGTGAGCGCCCCGTTGAAACTGCTGTCGAAACCTGCGGAGGATGCAGCAGCTGTCGCCAAGGCTTCTGCTGCTGTGGCTGACGCATCGGCAAAGAAAGCAGATACGGCAACAGCAACAGCGAAGACAGCGGCCCAAACCGCCAACGATGCGGCAAGCAAGGCCACGGATGCCGCCCAGAAGACCAACGCTGCCGTGGCAAAGGCAGAAAGTGTGGAATCGGAGTACAAGGACACGGCACTGGCTGCGAGGAACGGCGCGACAGCGCGGTTTGACGGGCTGGTGGAAGGTGTGGAGATACGACTTGTATCATACCCCCAGATAGACGGTGTGTACTATGACACGGTGAACAAATCCTTCTGCGGGAAGAATGGTAACATATACTGCAATAACTGGTTAGGCGCAGACATGTATATGAACGATGCGCGCACGGAAGTACTGAAAGACAAAGCGTATGTGTGCGGCGGCGTGGTGTATGTGTGGAGCGATGAGGAAGAGAACCTGGTGGAGATAAGCGGAAGCGGCGGTGGCAACACCTATAACGTGACGGAGCAGGTTCCGCTGGAGAGCGGATACTATACGCTTGAGACCGCCATAGCAGCCGTGGAAGGAAAGGCACGAGCGAAGGGACGCTGCATCACCTACGAGACGGCACAGGGCAAATGGGAGACGAAGCAGTTCAAGGGCACGAACATCGAGAGCTGGGAGCAGGCGGCAAGCTGGGAGGACTTTGGCGGCGACGGCACGGTGAAGAGCGTGACGCTGAACGGCAAGAAGCTGGAGCCTGGCGAGGACGGCAACGTCGCCATCACCATCAGCGAGACAGAGGTGGACGAGAGCCTGAACGTAAGTTCGACGAACCCGGTGCAGAACGCTGCGGTGGCGGCGAAGCTGATGGAGATAGAGGCGAGCACCGTCTTGGGCATGAACGCCGAACTGAGTGACGACGGCAGCAGCGTGCGCCTGGCACTGACCAACAAGAGCGGTGCGGAGATAGCGTCTGCGGACATTCCGGCAGGAAGCGGCGGTGGAGGCGGTGACGCTTCGACCACGAAAATCGTGCTGGATGCAGCCGTCAGCAAGGCCATCATAAAGGAAGGTGACAGCGTGATGCTGACATGGACGTATGACCACCAGTACAGCAGCGGTGACGAGAAAGGCACATCCACGGGCCAGAAGGCAACTGTCAGCATTGAGATGAAGAGGGGCGCGACCGTGATGTATGCAGACACGCAGCATGATGTGAGCAAGGGCACCTATACCCTGGACCTGACGAAATACCTGCTGCTCGGAACGACAGACATCTATGTGAGGGCTACGACAACCGACCCGACCACCGGCAAGACACAGACGAGGCAGAGCTATGTGAGCGTGAAGGCTGTGACCCTTGCGCTGAGCAGCAGCTTCAACATAGCCGAGTGTGTCGCCAAGGGCGGCTACGGCGTGAGCGAGGCGGTGAGCATCCCCTTCGCTGTGAGCGGAAGCGGCGACAAAACCGTGACGCTGTATCTGGACGGACACCAGTGGGACTCGCAGACTGTGAAGAGAAGCTGCACGACGAACGGCAGTTTCTCCTTGTCGATGTCGGGAGTGAGCATCGGCCGGCACACGGTGCAGATTGTCGCCGAGATGGAGGCGAGCGCGGAGCTGACGCTGAAGAGCGAGAGCATCTACTTTGACATTCTGAAGGCCGGACAGAACGCCCCGTATATCGGCACGAAGCTGACCTTCGGTGACGGACGCATTTTTGCGGACGACCATCTGACCCCGACTATTGAAACCGGTCAGTATGAGCAGGTGAGATTTGACTTTGTGGCGTATGACCCGACAACGACCCCGGCGACCGTGGGTGTGTGGAGAGACGGCATACGGACGCAGACGGTGAGCGTCCCGAGGACTACGCAGGTATATACAAACCGTTTCCTGGAGCAGGGCGACGTGGCGATGGTGCTGAAGTGCGGCACTACGGAATACAAGCTGAACGTGAAGGTGACGGAGAGCGGCATCGACCTGAGCGAGGCGACTGCCGGACTTGTGCTGAAACTGTCGGCAGCCGGCAGAAGCAATGCCGAGAGCGAGCCTGCAGAATGGCGTTATAACGACGTTCAAACGGCGTTTGAAGGTTTTGACTGGCAGAGCAACGGCTGGACGGGAGATGCCTTGAAGCTGACGAACGGCGCGAATGTAGAAATCGGGTACAAGCCTTTCGGCAACGACGCGACGACCACGGGCGCGACCTACGAGATGGAGCTGACATGCACGAACGTGACCGACCGCAGGGGTACGGTGGTGGACTGCATGACCGGCGGCGTGGGCTTCAGACTGACCACGCAGGAGGCATTGATGCGGACGGGCGCAGGTTCGGAAGTGGGCACTAAGTTCGCAAGCGGTATGACACTGAAGATAGCCTTCGTGGTGCAGGAGAAGAAGGGTAACCGACTGATGATGCTGTATGTGAACGGCATCCTATGCGGTGCGAAGCAGTATGCCTCGACGGACTCGCTGCTCCAGGCAGAACCGACGAACATCAGGATCACGAGCGAGAGCGCGGACGTGGAGGTGCGGAACCTGCGCATGTATAACCGTGCGTTGGGCGATGACGAGGAGCTGTCGAACTACATGGTGGACCGTCCGACGAGCGACGAGATGGTGGTGCTGTTCGAGAAGAACCAGGTGATGGACGATGAGGGCACTGATGTCGATATAGACAAACTGCGTGCGATGGGCAAGAGCGTGATGAGAATCGTGGGCGACGTGAACCTGGTGAACCAGACGAACAACAAGAAGTTTGAGGTTCCGGTGGACATCTACTTCTACTCTGCCTACGGTAAGGAATATGACTTCATCATCTACCAGTGCGGACTGAGGATACAAGGCACCTCATCGACGACCTACCCGAGAAAGAACTACCGCATCTACTTCAGCCGCTCGACGAAGTACGGCACTAAGCTGTATGTGAACGGTGTGGAGGTTGCGGACTTCAAATATTCGTTCAAACCAGGTGCAAGACCGATAGACATATTCTGTCTGAAGACGGACTTCTCAGATTCTTCATCTACGCACAATACGGGTGCGGTGAGAGTGGTGAACGACATCTGGAAGAGATGCGGCTGGCTGACTCCGCCACAAATGGCCTACAAGGGCAACTATGATGTGAGAATCGGCGTGGACGGTTTCCCGATAGATTTGTTCTACGACAACAACGGCACGGGTGAGAACGTGTATCTCGGCAAGTACAACTTCAACAACGAGAAGAGCGGCAGCGGCATCATCTACGGCTTTGAGGGTATTGAGGGCTTCAATGACGAGGCTGCACTGAAGGGCGGGCGCAACAAGTGTATCTGCCTGGAGTTCCTGAACAACTCGGAGACATTGTGCCTGTTTGGTACGAGCAACATGGACACGTTTGACGATGCTCTGGAGTTCCGCTTCAAGGCCGACGACACATGGGCGACGGCGCATGAGGACGACAAGGCGGCAGTGAAGCGCCTTTGGGAGTGGATATACTCGTGCAAGGGCAACCCGACGAAATTCCTGAACGAATATGCGGAATACTTCGGCAACGACTCGCCGTTTGCATGGTATCTGATAACGGACTACTTCATGGCTGTGGACAACCGCGCGAAGAACATGATGCTCGTGACGTGGGACGGCAAGATATGGTACTTCATCCCATACGACATGGACACGGTGTTCGGTGAGCGCAACGACTCGGTTCTGAAATACGACTACACGATAACGTGGGAGACGATGGACGAGAGCATCGGCTCGTATGCGTTTGCAGGACACGACTCCGTATTGTGGGAACTTGTGAGAGGCTGCCCGGACAAACTGAGGGAGGTGGCAGACAAGCTGCGAAGCACCATGTCGCTGGAGTATGTGCTGAAGGTGTTCAATGAGGAGATGATGGGCAACTGGTGTGAGCGCATCTACAACAAGGACGGCATCTACAAGTACATCAAGCCGCTGACGGAGGGTGTGACGACTACAGACGGCACTACGAGTTACTATGACTATCTCTATGCACTCCAGGGCAGCCGATATGCGCACCGCACCTATACCATCCAGAACCGCTTTGCATTGCTGGACAGCCAGTATGTATGCGGTACATACAGAAAGGACAGTTTCGCAGCCTACTTCGGCTATAAGTTCGGAAGTGACAACCGGAAGATAAGAATCACGGCGAGCGAGCGATATTTCTTCGGGTACGGCTACACGAGCGGTACGCCGCACGAAAGCGCAGTGCTTGCGGAGGACACGGGAAGCCAGGTGGAACTGACGCTTGACACGGACCTCATCGTGAATGACCCGCAATACATCTACGGTGCGAGCCGCATCATGGGGCTTGACCTGACGGACGTTAGCCATGCCATACTCCAGACTCTGAACTTGAACAACTGTTCCGCCCTGAGGACGCTTGACGTGAGCTGCGGCCAGACACAGACAACGCTGAACGCATTGCTGGTGAACGGCTGCCGAAACTTGCGTACTCTGAATATGACCGGCTTGAAGTCAGGCAGCTTCATCGGCATAGACTTGAGCAACAACACGAAGCTGGAGACACTGAAGGCAGGCAAGACAGCCCTGACCGGCGTGAACTTCGCACAGGGTGCTCCGCTGACGAGCGTAACGCTCCCGGCAACGTTGCAGACACTGGAACTGCGCTACCTGGGCAAACTGACGACCAGCGGTCTGACGCTTGAGGGCACAAGCAACATCAACAGACTTGTGGTTGACAATTGTCCGGGTGTGGACTGGCAGACGCTGCACGCAAGGTGCGGAAACGTGAAGTATCTGCGTGTGACGGGCATCAACATGGAAGGCGACGGCAGCCTGCTGGCCTCACTGATGCAGACGGGCGGTGTGGACGAGAATGGCGGCAATGTGGAGAGCTGCCGACTCGTAGGCACATACCGGCTGACCCGTTACGTTGATGATGAGACCTATGCTGCATACATCGAGCACTACCCCGAGTTGAACATCGAGCAGCCTGAATATACAATGCTGGAGAGCGACGAGAGCGTGGCAGACGATGCAAATCTCTCGAACCTGGATAACGGCACGGGCTATAAGTACGGCAACGACTACAAGCCAAGCGGCCATGTAGCTGCGATATTGAATAACCGTCACAGAGTGCTGGCGAAGGTGACAAAGAAGGCGACCACGAGGAACGTGAACATCGCGAATGTCGATACCGTGGTGAACAATCTGGACGGCGAGATGACTTACATGGAGCTTGACGATAAGGACAGCACCAAGTATGCCGACGGAACCCCTGCCAAACTTGACGGCAGCGAGGGCGACCTGATGATGCATGAGCCTTTCTTCTGGAGCAAGGGCATTAATGACTTCTTGAACAGCAAGAACTACAGCTGCTACAGCTCGAAGGACAAGGATCACATGCCGGCTGTGCCGAATGTGGACGTATTGACGCTTGATGACATCAAGGCGGTGCAGGGCGGTTACACTAAAGGCAGGAAAGTGATGAGTGGCAGGGACACCATAACAAATGCCATGAGTACGGACAGCTCTTATTCGGTGTGCGTGGTGGATGTGTCGAAGCACAAGCGTGTTCGCTGGCCGAGTGTGCCAGGCACGAACCTTGTGGGCAGCGCATTTGCCGACGTGAACGGCAATGTGGTGAAGAGCGTCGTGGTGCCAACGCTGGGAAACAGATTTGAGGCTGGTATGTATCTCATCAGCGATGTGCCTGAGGGAGCCAAGACTTTGTATTTCTCTATATTGAACACAGCCGAGTTTGACAAGGTTGTGCTGTCCAACAGCAGCAAGATAGAGGATATGGAGCCTGAATGGTTTGCCAACGACGAGCATCTGTGTGCTGTTGTGGGCAGTTCTGTTGTGGGCAGCAAGCTGCGTGCCTGCATAACGGGCGGCAGCACTACAGCAAGCATGACATGGACGGACTTCCACTATTACAGCGTGCAGAGGGGTATGCAGCAGATTGACGCTCTGATGCACTTCCGCATTGCGAACCTTGCATACGCGAAGTATGGCAGGAGAAACATGCAGGAGCAGTGTGGCGCTGGCTCGCATACGAATATGCGCACGACTGGCGGCACGATGTCAAGAGGCATGCAGGACACCATAGGCTATGAGGGCGCAAAGGCAATCAACCCGAATGTGACAAACAGTCTGGTGGACGAGAACAGAGTGCACCAATATGCCTGGTATGTTGACAAGGACGAGTATGGTGCTGCAAAGGTGACGCAGGTGAACAATATCTGCTGCCTGGGCTATGAGGACATCTACGGACACAAGTATGACATGATGGACGGTGTGGACTTGCCGAACACGAGCGGCAATGAGGGCAAGTGGCGCATTTGGATGCCTGACGGCAGCACGATCATGATAAAGGGTACGACGAATAGCGGTAACTGGATAACGGCAGTGGCTCATGGAAGGCTGATGGCGGTAGTGCCGGTAGGCTCGATGAATGGTTCGTCGAGCACATACTATTCAGACATATACTGGATAAGCACAGCCACCGGCCGTGTGGTCTATCGCGGGTACCACAGTGCGTGTGCGCTTGGCGGTGTGTCGAGTGCGGGTGCGGGTTACGGTGCTTCGCTTGCGAGTACGAGTGTCGGCTCGCGTCTGGCCTTCCGCGGCAAGATCGTGCGGGCGCAGAGCGTGGCAGCGTATAAGGCGTTGAGCGAGGCAGCGTAAAGCGAAGCGCGAAAAGCGGGAGCGAAGCGACAAAACGAAAGACGTGGCATCACCGGCGTAAGCCGGTCGAAAAAATTAGGAATTTCGGAGGAACCTGGTGGTGCTGCGGTTTTCGTTGAAATATTGTCGCTTTGCAACTGATTTTGAGTATAATCGCTTGAGTTGGCGGGAATATGAGTAACTTTGCATCTTGGTAGAGTTTCCTAATGGGCCGTGTGGTCTATCGCGGGTACCACAGTGCGTATGCGCTTGGCGGTGTGTCGAGTGCGGGTGCGGGTTACGGTGCTTCGCTTGCGAATACGAGTGTCGGCTCGCGTCTGGAAATCAAAATATATCGGCGTACAACGATGAGGACGCGCTCCTCGATGTGGTGCCGAGGGAAACGAGCCACAGCAACAGCGTCCATGAAAGGACGGAAAGCTGAAACATCAAGTGTCGGGCAATAGAGTTTGGTAGGCCGGTAACGGTTCGAAGAAGTTTGGCCCGGGGAAAGGAAGGCCCATATCTTCCGTAAAGGAGAAACAGAGAACCCTATGCGCAGAGAAGGCTACATCATGGAGGAGGTGACGGACTACGGCAACATGTCGGAGGCGTTTGACGCTGTGTTGCGGGGCAAGAAGCGAAAGACGTGCAAGCAAGGTCGCTATCTGCTGGAGCACCGTGACGAGGTGATAGCGGAACTGACGGTAAAGCTGAAGAACGGCACGTTCAAGCTCGGTGGCTATCATGAGCGCATCATCTGTGAATACGGTAAAGAACGGCATCTGCAGATATTGTCGATGAAAGACCGCATAGCAGTGTATGCTGTGATGAATGTGGTGGACGCACATCTGCACAAGCGTTTCATACGAACTACGGGGGCGAGCATCAAGGGACGTGGCACGCACGACTTGATGAAGTGCATACAGCGAGATCTGAATGCAGACCCAGAGGGAACGACATACTGCTATAAGTTTGACGTGAGGCGGTTCTATGACAACGTGAAGCCGGATTTTGTAATGTGGTGTTACCGCAGGGTGTTCAAGGACGAGGTGCTGTTAGGACTGCTGGAGCACTTTCTGCACCTTCTGCCTGAGGGCATCAGTTTCGGGCTGCGCAGCTCGCAAGGGTCGGGGAATCTGTTATTGTCTGTTTTCTTAGACCATTATCTGAAGGACAAGTACGGCGTACGTTATTTTTACAGATATTGTGATGACGGCGTGGAACTCGGTAAAACGAAAGCGGAACTATGGATGATTCGTGACATCATACATGAACAGCTGCAGAAAATTGATTTGGTGGTAAAGCCCAATGAGAGGGTGTTTCCGACTGCTGAGGGAATAGACTTTCTGGGCTATGTGATACGGCCAAACAATGTGCGTTTAAGGAAACGCATCAAGCAGAAGTTCGCAAGAAAGATGTGCGAGGTAAAATCGAGAAAAAGAAGGCGAGAGCTGACAGCATCCTTTTATGGGATGACAAAGCACGCCGACTGTAACAATTTGTTTAATAAATTAACAGGCAAAACAATGAAAAGTTTTAAGGACTTAAATGTGGCTTACAAGCCAGAAGACGGCAAAAAGCGCTTCGCGGGTACAGTAGTAAGTATCCGCGAGTTGGTAAACATTCCTATCATCGTGAAGGACTTTGAGACGGGCATCAAGACGGAGCAGGGTGAAGACCGCTGCATCGTATCGATCGAGATGAACGGCGAAGCCAGGAAATTCTTTACCAACAGTGAGGAAATGAAAAATATCCTCGCCCAGATTAAAGAAGTGCCGGATGGCTTCCCATTTGAGACAACGATCAAGACGGAAGTGTTCGGCAAAGGTCGAACCAAATACGTTTTTAGTTGATGAAAAGAGCACAAGGAAGTTTGGAGGTGAAGCTGCTTGAATGCGTGAACCCCATCAAAAACAAGTGGCGCGTTCGTTGGGACGTGCAAGAACATGATGACGGAACTGCTGACTACATGGAGGCAGAACTGACACACAAGCCGACTGACGAGGAAATAAAAGACCTCGTAAGAAAATGGTACAACCAACAAACGGATGCAGCAATATTGTCGGGCTTCAGCTATGAAGGAGCCTCTGTGTGGCTCTCGCAAGAGAACCAGTACAACTATAAGGCTGCATACGATTTGGCCGTCCAGACGGACGGAAAAACGCTGCCAGTGACATTTAAGTTCGGCACTGATGAAAGCCCAGTGTACCGTACGTTTGAAACGCTTGATGAACTAGCAGATTTTTATACGAAAGCCGTTAAGCATATACAAGAGATGCTGGAAAATGGCTGGAAGAATAAAGATGCAATGGATTTGAGCAAGTACAACGCTTAAAAAATCCCTTCGGGGGAGGATGTAAAAAAAAGCCCCCGGCCTGTTAATATAGACGCCAATCATTTATTAACACAACACCACGAGAGTGCACAACCGGGGGCTGTATGCCTCCTGCTGCACTCTCGTGTTTTTTTGTGTTATAAATGATTGGCGATACAAAGGTACATAATTTAGTTGAAAATGAAAGTATTTGAGATATTGAATTTTAACCGCGAGCCGTTAAAAAGGCTACAACAGGTAGGGATACGCATCGAAGATGTGGAATATATAGACTTATACAACGACTATCGCGTGATGCTCGGTGGTGGCGAAAAGGTCTCATATATTGTGGCGACACTTGCAGATCGCTATCATGTGAGCGAGCGCAAGGTGTACACGCTCATCAAGCGATATGGTCGAGAGTGTAGCACTCAGGTGCTCGGGGGATAAAGTGCAAGGCTTTTGAAAACGTGCTGCAAAAGGCTTGCAGTGTGATTTGCTCGTGGTGTTACTTTTTGATGCGGAAGCGTGGTAACTTTGCCGTATCGAAAATAAAACACGATGAACAAATACTATTTATTATTGGGGAAGGTGCTTGCTGAAGGCAAGACCCAACAGAACAAAAAAGGCAAGATAAAATACTTGCTCAATGAGCAGCTGACGCTCACACCGGCTGATCTGCTCGACATATTCGAGAGCCACGGTATAGCGAGAAAGAAGCTGAAGGAAGAGCTGAAGCTTTTTATGCAGGGTGAGCGTAGCGTGGAACGATACCGTGAAGCAGGCATCTCGTGGTGGGACTATTGTGGTCAGACATTGGTGAACAGTTACCCGACCTATATGGAGAAACTGCCGCCACTTATTAAGCGCATCAACAAGGAGAAACGCAACAGCAAAAACTATGTACTGTTTCTCGGAGCAACGGATGCAGAGAGCAACCAGGCACCATGCCTGAGCCTTGTGCAGTTTCAAATAGAGGACGGTGCATTGGTTGTGTCGGCGTATCAGCGCAGCTCCGATGCAAACCTCGGACTGCCTTCAGACATTTACCACCTTTATCTGATGGCTCGACAGATAGACTTGCCGCTAAAGTCTATCACGCTGAACCTGGCGAATGTACACATCTATGAAAATAACATAAAGCCCACTGAACGACTTCTCGCTGGTGAGGATAATATAAAATTTGAACTGAACGTATGAGAGGGAAAATGCACATGGCAGCACCTCTGCCTTTTGTCGGACAGAAGCGCATGTTTGCAAAGGAGTATATCAAGATTCTGCCCCAGTTCAACGACAAAACAGTGTTTGTGGATTTGTTCGGTGGCAGCGGTTTGCTGTCCCATATAACGAAGCATTTGCGTCCAGAGGCAACTGTGGTATATAACGACTACGACAACTACCGCGAGCGATTGGCACATATACCTCAGACAAATGCGCTGCTCGCTGATTTGCGAGCGATTGTAGGCAATACGCCAAAGCACAAGCGAATAGATGGTGTGATGCGTGAGAAGATGTTTGAACGCTTGAGGCATGAGGAGCAAACGGTGGGCTATATTGATTTTATAACCATCTCGGCATCGGTGATGTTCTCGATGAAGTACGAACTGAGCATCGAGGAGATAGAGAAGCAGACATTATACAATAATATCCGAAAGAACGACTACCCGACAAGTGAGGACTATCTGGAAGGCTTGACGATTGAATCATGTGACTATCGTGAACTATACGAAAAGTATAAAGACGAGCCGAATGTCGTATTTATAGTTGACCCTCCTTATTTGTCCACAGAGGTTGGAACATACAAAATGTACTGGCATTTGTCTGACTATCTCGATGTGTTGAATGTGCTCAAAGGAAAGCCGTTTGTTTATTTTACATCAGATAAGTCGTCTATCATTGAGCTTTGTGAATGGTTAGGCAAGAATAAAACGCTCGGCAATCCCTTTGAAGGTTGTAAGCGTTTCGAGTTCAATGCGCATGTGAACTTTGATGCAGGTTACAAAGATATGATGCTAGTGAAGTCTAATGCCGCATAA